CCACAAACCGTGAAGGTCGGATATTACGTTCATACGCGGCGTAAGATCGTTGGCGGGTAGCTCAATCCGTCCAACCGGGATGCTAGGTAAGAAAGGGCCGACCATGAGAGCGGCACAACCCTAGTAGCGCTACCGAAACAGGTAACGAGTGACGTCTTTTCTCTGCGCTCTTACGCCTTAAGACAAACCCGCTTCGGCGGGTTTTCTTTTGCGGTATACTCATTCCATATCGCGAGGGTTCGACCATGGCCGACTGGATCACGTACAAGCTGAAAGGCGCTGAGGAGCTTAGCCGTGTCTTTCGCGGCTTGCCGCAGGAGCTGCAGCGTCAGGTTATGCTGCCCGCGATGCGAGACGGGATGGATATCGTTTTGAAAGACGCCATCAATCGCGCGAGCATCATCGATCGGCCAGAAACCATACCGGATATATCCAAGAACATCGCCATGGTCGAAGACACGAAGTATTTCAGCGAAACCGGCTCCACCAAAATTTCGGTAGGGGTCCGCAAGACTCGTAAAGGCCAGCGGGGCGGAAACACCTTCTACTGGTGGTGGGTCGAACTAGGTGATTCTCGTTCTCGTGCGCAACCGTTTCTCAGAAACGCCCTGGCGCAAAACCGACAAGCTGTTTTCGCTGAGCTGATAAGCTCGGGCAAATACCAGTTAATAAAACTCGGACTGAACTGATGGACACCCCTTTCTACACGACATGTAAAGCCGACCCTACTATCCAGGCTCTTTTAGGAGGGCCAGAACCTCGCATATATCCTTTTGGCGCAGCGCCCCAGAACGTTACTAAGCCGTACGTTGTTTATCAGTGGCTCGGCGGCTCCCCTTTCAACATGCTGAATTGCCGACCCGACGCCGACCGCGCTTCGTTGCAAGTAGACGTTTACGGGCTAACCACCCAGTCTACGAACAGTGTATTCAAAGCCATTAGGTACGCAGTAGAGTTAAACGCATACCTGACCAACTACAACGGCGATTTTCGGGAAGAAGACACCAAGCTGTATCGAACCAGCTTCGACTTGGACTGGTTGGTAAATAGGTGATATTCTTCTGCCGAACGTAACTCAACCCTAATGAGGTTTTCACCAATGACCATCAAGAGCCAGGGCACAGACCTGTTTGCGATTGATCCAGCCGACGGCAGCCTGATCGACGTTGGTTGTATCACCTCGCTGGACGGCATCGATACTGCGATTGACCAGATCGAAACCACCTGCTTGAACGATCTTACCCGCACCTACGAAGCGGGCCTCGCTACTCCAGGCGCCGCCACCTTCGGCCTGCAGTTCGACCCTTCGGACGCCGCTCACATCCGCCTTCACCAGCTCAAGACCGCCGGCACTACTCTGCAGTGGGCCGTGGGTTTCTCGGACGGCACCGCCGCACCGACAGTCGGCACCGACAGCTCCGGGGACGATGAATTCGTTCTGCCGCCGACCCGCAGCTGGATCACCTTCGAAGGCTACATGAACAGCTACCCGTTCACGTTCGGCCTGAACACCATGGTTACTTCGACCGTGGGTATTCAGGTGTCCGGTGAGCCAATCGTCGTTCCTAAATCGTCGAGCTAACCTATGACCCTCAGCCTTAAAGACATGGTGGATCAGGGGGCGTTTGTTAGCGACCCCTTGGTGAAGCGAGAAATCACCTGGCACAACACCGAAGGCGACGAGCAGAAAGCCGAAGTGTGGATCAAGCGGGCTTCGTACCACACGATCACCAACACTTGGCGAGCTGCTGAAGGTCACCAAGAACACCTGGCCGCGCGTATTGCGACCATGGTGTGCGATGAAAAAGGTGCGCCGATCTTCAACGCGGGTGATGTGCTCGGTACTTCGACCCCTGGCCGCGGCCCGATGTGCGATACGCTGTTCCTCGCGCTGATCACCGCGGTTAACGAAGTCAACTCGGGAAAGCCGAAGCCCCCGACGACCTCTGGTTCGAACTAGTGATGAATGGGATCGGCGGCAGAACTGTCGCCGAAGCCCAACAACGTATGTCACTGGTCGAAGCGCGCCAATGGGCAAACTTCATCAAGCGCCGCGGGGGCTTGAACATTGCGGAACGCGTAGAGCAGGCCGCGGCTTTGATTTGTTCGACGGGAGCGCGGCTGATGGGCAACAAGCAGTCGAAAGTTTCCGATTTTATTCCTGAGCGTGAGAAAGACGACGAGTTGCGTTATGCTACGCCGGAAGATTTCATGCGCGTTCTGAGAAGCTCCAAAGCCTCCCTGGACGGTTCCAAGAAGACACGGTAGGAGTGATGGCATTTGGCCACGAGCAGCCTCGGACAATTGACGGTGGATCTCGTGGCAAATACCGCGGGGTTCGAACGCGGTATGACGCAGGCCGAACGCGCTCTGCAATCGGCCACCAAGGAAGCCAAACGCCAAGGCGATGCCCTTGATCGTCTGATCGGCCAAATCGACCCTACCGTCGCTGCGTATTCCCGGCTCGACAAGATGGAGCAGCAACTCGCCGCGCATCGCAAAGCCAATCGCCTGGATGAAACGGATTACAAGGGCTACTTGGCGCAAATCAACGCTGCGCGTGAGGCTATCGGCAAAACCGATAAAGTCATGATGCAGAACGGCCAAACGGCCAAGCAGTACGCCGCCGCATTGCGTGGCGTCCCTGCCCAGTTCACTGATATTGCCGTATCCCTCCAAGCCGGCCAGAATCCGCTTACTGTCTTCCTGCAGCAAGGCGGCCAGCTTAAGGATATGTTCGGCGGTGCGGGAGAAGCAGCCCGCGCTTTGGGAGGCTACGTCCTCGGATTGGTAAACCCGTTCACCGTTGCGGCTGCGGCTGCAGCGGTTCTCGCCCTGGCGTATAAGCAAGGCAGCGACGAGGCGACCGCGTTCCAAAATGCGCTGATCCTGAGCGGAAATGCTGCCGGCACTTCGGCGCAAGAACTGGCCGGATTAGCCGAAACCGTCAGCGAATCGGTTGGCACCGTAGGTAAAGCCGCAGCGGTGCTCGCGCAACTCGCTTCGTCCAGCCGCATCCCTGCGGAGTCCTTTGATCGTATCGCGATCGCCGCTATCAAGATGGAAGAGGCGACAGGTAAAGCCGCCGAAGAGACCGTCAAGGACTTCGAGAAGATCGCGAAAGATCCGGCGAAGGCTATTCGCGAGTTGAATGACTCGATGAACTTCTTGACGACCTCGACTTACGCGCAGATCGAAGCCCTGCAGCGACAAGGTGATGCGGCAGGCGCAGCCAACCTGGCCGAACAGGCGTACGCCGAAGCGCTGACCACTAGGTCGAACAAGATCAACGAGAACTTGGGCTACGTCGAAACCGCTTGGAAGATCGTCAAGAACGCGGCCAAAGATGCGTGGGACGCAATCCTCGACATCGGTCGCGAAAGCACCCTGGACGCGAAGCTCAAGGGTCTGAACAATCAGCTTCTTGAGATCGCCAACGCTCGCAACCTGGCAAACACCGATGGTGTCGGTTTCCTTACGCCGTCCGACGACCTGCGCCGTGAGCAGATCGAGAAAGAAATTACTCAGCTCCTCGTCCAGCAGGAAGAAAGCCGCAAACGCGCGGCCGCCCAAGCAAATGCAGTGGCAGAAGACCGTAAGGGCATTGCTGCTGTAGAGGCCTTGAACAAGGGCCTTGAGCAAAGCGAATCGAAGTCCGCGCAGCTCGCTAAGCGTTTTGCCGAGATCGACAAGCAAGTCGCTGCAGCCGCTAAACGCGGTGTGCAGTATAGCGAAGCGCAGATCGAGCAGCTGCGCAAAGCGGCGCGAGAGCAATTCAAAGAAGCAGCGCCGAAACAGTTCCGCGAAGACGCCGGCACTAGGATGCTCGACAGCCTCCGTCAGCAGAACGCAGCACTGCAGCTCCAGGCGACGACCAACGAGAAGCTAGGTGCGCAGGCGCAAGCCTTGGCGCGCTTTGAGCAGGAAATTGCGGACATCAAGTCAAAGGACGTGCTGACCGCCGATCAGAAATCCTTGCTGGCCAGCGAAGAGCTGTTGCGCGCTCAGCTGAAGCGTAACGTTGCTCTCGAACAAGAAATCGCAGCGCGTAAACTGGCGACCTCGGAAGCGGAGAAGCTGGCTGCGTTCCAGGAAAACCAGCAGAACAAAACGCAAGGCGCGAAAGACAACAACGAAGCCGCGCTAGTCGGTTTGGGCCTCGGGGAGAAAGCCCGCGAGCGCTTGAAAGAGTTCCAGCGCATCCAGGGCGAGGTCCAGAAGGATCAAGACGCGCTTGAGCAGCAACGCTCGAAAGGTGACATCACCGCCGAGCGCTACGCTGCCGAAACGGAAATTCTCCAAGAGGAACTGGCCAAGCGACTAGTAAATCAGCAGGACTACTACAACCAGGTCGACGAAGCACAGTCCAGCTTCTTCATGGGCGCGTCCGAAGGGTGGGCGAACTGGGCAGAAGAAGCGACAAACTACAGTGCGCAAGCCGCCGAATTCGTCAGCGGGAGCCTCGATACCCTGAGTAACGGTCTCGCGGACAGCTTCGTCTCGATCCTGGACGGCACTAAGTCGGTCGGCGATGCGTTTACCGATCTCGCTACGCTGATGGTGCAGTCTATCGTCGGTGCGCTGGCGCAGATGGCAGCGCAGTGGCTGGTTTACCAAGCTGTTACGCTACTCGCGGGCAAAGCTACGCAGGCCAGTGCTGCTACTACGCTTATCGCGAACGCTCAGGCTACAGCGTTCCAGGCATCGCTCGCAGCGTTCGCTTCCACCGCGGCAATCCCAATCGTCGGTCCGATCCTCGCACCGGGCGCTGCTGCTTCCGCTGCGGCCTTTGCGGCGCCTCTAGTAGCGGGCGTGGCGTCCAGTGCTCTCGCAGGTATGGCGCATGACGGTATCGACGCGGTACCTGAAACCGGCACATGGCTTTTGCAAAAAGGCGAGCGCGTTACTACCGCCTCGACCAGTGCCAAGCTGGACAAGACCCTGGACGATGTGTCGAAAGGCTCTAATGGGCGGGGCGGAAACACGGTTGTAAACATGTACGAAGACCCGAACAAAGCAGGGACCGTGGAAGAGCGCGAAGATGAGCAGGGCCAGCGCATTATCGACGTGTTTGTGGCAGACTTGCTGAGTGATGGGC